GGCCGAGGGTGAACTGGGGCGGCTCAGGTGACTTCGCCATAACAGCCCGATCGTCGGGCAGGTCCAGATACACCCGTAGTTCCTCAATCATCCCTGCGACTTCATACAGGTCGGGCAGCATGAGTTCCGGCGTAACGTCCAGCAAAGTGGTCGTAGGGGGCACCGGAGCAGCCGTCGTCGTGGTCGTCGTGGGAATCTCGTAATGGAATTCGATGCTCTCTACCGGCATGGCTACCGTGGACACAAGTTCAGGTTCGGGTGAATCCATCACCCGCTCCCCACTCATCCCAAGCGGAAACGACTGGTTTGAACAAGCCACCACAGTCAAGATAACCGCTGCCAAATATCTCATTGAGCCTTCCCTGACAGGCCTAGCGCCAGCGCCTCAAGCGGATTCTCGTGCTTCCACATGTGGTGGACTCTGCACAGAACTTGGCAGTTTTCTGGATCGAGCCAATCGCCGCCTCTGCCCCTGCCGATAATCTCGTCCACGTCGAGGGGACCCCAGCAAGGGATGTGAACCAACAAATATTTGGCTTGGCAGGTGTGATCGTCTCGGGCCAACACTTCTTCCCGAACCTGAGCGCGTTGTTCCAATTCATCTCTGCGCTTCCTGCTCATCGGACTAATCCGTTTGCGGGAGCGTAGGGGCGTGCGACGACGCGGGGGGCCAGAGCGCTTCAACTAGTGGAGTGGTTTGAGCGGCTAACGGAGCCGCTTATTCGCCGAAACTTGATAGTCCTGACGGTTGGTCACCTCAGTGACCTTGGCTTCCATGGCAGGCAACCCAGCAGATTCGATGGGAAGGACCCCGTGCTTAATCGCGAAGTCAGGGGTCACCCTTTCGCCCTTGCGAGCGACGAGCGTTCTAACCCCGCCTTTGTCCTCAAAGAGGTCACGGTCGAGAACAACGGTCCTCATAGTGTCAACTGCCATAGACACAGTATAGCGGAGCGAACGTATAGAAGCGAGAGGTCCCGAAAACCACAACGGGGGCCGGGCTGCCCAATCGCAACCCGACCCCTGTTATGTCAGTCCCCCAGAGGGGAGAGGAGGACTATGTGACTACCGACTAGATGCCGGTAACGATGGTGAACGACTCAGGCCGCTTCACGGCGAGAGCAATCCGCTCTTCGGCGAGGATCGCAACAGCGTTCCTCACGAAGAAGTCCGAGTGGTTCTCGGAAATCCGCACGCTGCCTTCCATGCGGTCATAGAGCGTCGCACCGATACCAAAGGAGCCGACAAGGCCGGTCCCCTCAGTCATCGCAGCGGTCTCCACAACCGGCAGGCGCCAGATGCGGGCTTCGGCACCGAGAGCGATCGAGGTGGCAAGCATGTGACGTTCGTCGCCATCCTTCTCAAGTTCGATCTGCTCCATGTCGTTCGGGTGAACGACGATGCCTGTTGCCTCGTAATAAGCGAGAGCAATCTTGGTGATGCCCTTACGGATCGCGTCGACCCGTGTATCAGTACCCAGCGCCTGTACGTTGACGCCAGCGTTGGTGATACCCGTGAGGTTGGTGCCGGAACCGTTCCCGTTGAGGATTTGATCATCCTCGGTGAGACGCAGGCCGTACAGCAACTCGTTGTCGATGATCCCGCGAAGCGCGGGCTCGTCGTCGAGGACATTGCGATGAGCAACTTCGTAGTGCCCGATGGTCCGAACAGGAGCCTGCGTACCCGCCACAGTGAGTGTGGACTGGGCCATTGCCGTGAACGCTTCTGGCGAACCAGAACGCTCCGACACAGTGGCTGCGTTGTTCGTGAAACCGGTCACCCGGAAGTACTCAACAAGGTTGGTGTTGGTCTGTTGCACGTTGAACAGATCCCGAACACGCATGGCGCGGTGGGCACGCTCCACGATCGCATCCCGCTGCGGGGTACCGAACTGAGCCGGTGTTCCCGAGGGGAGAGTCGTGTAAACGTCCTTACGCTGCCACATGTCACCAAGGTCACCCTTGATGCTGTGCGGGACATTCATCGTGTAACCATTGCGGCCACCGTCAAGCGACTTGAATTCGTCGCTGTCGATGAACGACTGACCAACACTGGTCGGGAAGATGCTCTTGGCTTCACGGTGGGTCTCGGGAGCGGCCGGGGCTTCGTGAGCCCAATCAGCCATTTCCTTCTGACCCTCCAGAACCTCGATCTCCTCGCGAAGGCCACGGGCCTTGTTGAGGTTCTCGCGGAAAGAAGTCAGGTGCTTCGCCTCGACCTGAATGTCAGGTCCACCCTCTTCGCGGCCAGCCTCGGCGTGATCGACAATTGCGTCGTTCTCGGCGAGGGCGTCACGGAGGGAGGCCTTGAGATCCCGAATGCGGGAATCTACTGCCATATCAGGTTACTCCAATGTGATAGATGAATACGGGTGTACTACAAGGTAAGCACCCTGCTCGACCATAGTGACACATGTACGCGGGGGGATGTGACGAGGGTCACACAATTCTTTACACCCGCTCGTCGAACGGTCCATCCTCGTCATCGTCGTCCGTGTAATTCATAGTCGGATCGAAAACTGTCTGGCCCGCGTAAGTCACTCGGGAAGGCCAAGACAAACGTCCGAGTTCTTGACTAATCCGGGCGAGCGCCGCGGCGGCAATCTGTGGAGGAACGGACCCAAGGTCCACATGATTCGGTTCAGACGGATCATCGAACGAAAGTACGATCGTGATGACCGGGAACGCCTTCGACTGCGGGATGTCGTAATCGAACCCGCATTCCTCCTCAGGCGGAGTAGTAGGCCCCTCGGAAGATTGCTTCGCCTCGGGAGATGGGGACGAGTTCGACATCGAAATTGTTATCGCCTTCCTCATAAGAGACCACAGCAAGGCCCTGCTGCCAGTCTTCCACTGCGTTGACAGGCCGACCATGAGGGTCCGTTGACCCCTTCGTCGAGGGTACCGCTCCATCGATCCGACACAAGCACCCCGGAGACGCTGCAAGGCTGCGTTTCGCCCCATCGAATGTGCGCCGCGTCTTGTGTTGCAACTCGATGCGGTGGATATGCCCGTGAATCACCGATGTACGTTCGTCATCGACAACAGCAGCGACAGTGGAACCCCGGCTTCTGGTGATGTGACCATGGATGCAGGCGAGGTTCTGGTTGATCCAGAAGATCCCCGCCGGGTACCCGCCAACGTATTCGATGTTCAGATGGGGCTCGTTTAACCGCAACAGGAAAGGGACTGACATGACCGGCCAATCCTCTGGCACCTCGGCCCGTTTCAGGTGCAGGGCGGAGGCGGCATTGTTCGTGATCGACTTCTGGAGACGACGGTCGTGGTTGCCTTCCAGCAGGACGATGTGTGCGTCGGGTGCATTTGCTCTCTGCTCACACAGGAACTGATGGCCGCGGTTGATAGACGCTTGAGTGGTTTTAGCGAACGCTGGTTCCTGCTCGAACTTGCCGAACTCGGCGAAATCTAGGAAGTCTCCAAGGTTTACGATCAGGTCGGGGTTCAGGTCGCGGGCGATTTTGATAGCGACCGCCATCGCCTCTTCATCATGGAAGGGGTCAAGGTCGCCGTCCTCGTACATGCGAAACCCGATCTGGGGATCGGGGAAGATCACTGCCGTCTTGTATCGGGACTTCGCTTTCGCTGACTTGGGAGCATGCTTAATAGTGACCGGGGCGGCCTGCTGAACAGTGGGCCATTCTGGACCGTCAATCCATGCCGGGTTGAGAACGACTGAAATGCCGCCGAGGTCGTGGACTTCGGCTACGCCCTCTTCGTTCTTAGTGAGGCCCTGCCATTCTGAAATTCGGACCTTCTCAACGGACCCAATCTCTTCTGTGGATATTCCCGACCTGTCCAACAAATCGGCGATCTTGCCCAAGCGTGACTTGGCTAGTTCCTTTTGGAGATCAACACTCGCTTTTTGCCCATTCGAGTTGCTCACGCGTTCGCCCGTCGCCAGTTATTGACGGCACTCCACGACACAGGCCACCCCTGTTCAGTGAGGACATGCGCTACCCGCTGTGTTTGAACCCCAGAGTCGCATAGCGCCGCCCGGAGAGAGGCTCGATCCTCTTCATCCATCGCGTCGAGGATCTCATCGACCTTGAGTTTCCCTGCGTGGCTCTTCTGGAGCCGCATTTCGCTGTAGAGATCGACCATGTGGACATGCCTCTCGTCGTCCACACCATTATCTCATGTGTTGCCTCCGCTTTCGCGGAGGTCGCGGTGCTACTCGCCGAACTCCGAGAAAGTGATGAGGCTCTGGAACTCACGCAGTTCCTTAACCGAGAACGACTCGGCGGTCTCTTCTTCGGCCTTGACCTCTTCAACCGCGTCCTCAACGGACTCGATCTCAGCGTCATCGGCCTTCTCGGCGTCATCAGCGTCTGGGGCCTTGGCCTTCGGGGCCTTCTTCGGGGCAGGAGTGTCGCCGCCAGCCGGAGAGCCTTCGACGGCCATCTGGTCTGGGGTCAATGTTCCGCCGTGGCTGAGATCTGCAACGACCTCTGGGGCGTCTGCGCCAGCGCCTTCGGCACGCTCAGACGAATCGGGAGCCGTATTCGAGAAACCAGCGGCGTCGCCGCCCTTTTCCTCAAGGGACCCCAGCCGTTCGCTGAGAAGGTTCAGCGCAACAACTGCCTCGCTGAGAAGGCTCTGAAGGTCACCGCCATCGGCGGGGTTGACCTCGGCCTCCGTGGTTTCGGTGATCTCGGCTTCCATGGTGTCCTCCAGTAGGGACTTGATTTCGTGGATTTCCTTACCCTCTTCGATAAGGATGTCAATTTCATCACAGGCGATACCAGAGAGAGCATCTTTCAACTGCATGATCTCTACCAAATATTCGTCTGACTTCAATGTGGGCGGAGTTTCTCCACCCTCGCGGTAGTGGCGTGCCAAATGGTTGTACACGCCCTTTCTCGCACTTCCCGTCAACTTGGTGCCCCTGCGGGCACCGTTGAGGACCGATACACCTTCACGAATACCACCAAGGGAGGCAGCACCGGGCGAACCGTCCTTGGCAACGTAATGATGGATGAAGGTGTAATTCGTCTTGTAGGTCGGATCTTCCCCGTCCTCCAAATACGCAAAGATTTTGGAGTAGTAAGCCTTGTCGGCTGGAGACCGGACGTTCTTGTACATCGCCGCGTTCCACGGCCGATCGTCGGCAAACCCGACTGCGTGGCTGGCAATCGGACCTTTTTCCTCGGCCTCTTCGCCATCCTCCTCGGCGAAGTCGACCTCCTTAGTCGACTTGACTCCAACGGTTGCGGTACCGGGGGCGGCTCCAAACAGCACGGGTGAATATTCGTACCACTCAAGCGACTTGATGTACCGGGTACCGGTGTCTTCGGTTGTCTTCGACTCGCCTTCGGGAACCGAGTAGCCGATCGACCACTCCTGCTCATGGCCGAAGAACTTGATGTCCTCATAGGCGTCACGACCACGGGTGGTATTGAGGTTGAACTGCATCTTGACGAGAACGCCGCCAGCGTCCTTCGCTAGGAGGTGGTCGGGGAGACGCTCGTCGCCGGGCATGAGTTCCACGGCTTTGATTGTGCGCGCGACGGGGATGGTCGTGTCATGGGACCAAACGCCCTTCGGGACACGCTTCTCTAAAGTCTTCGTATACGCGCCCGGCTCAATGACATCGTTGACGTTGTCGACAATGTTCGTGACGGACACCACGGCTTCGACGATGCCTTCAGTATCGTCGAGCGCCTTGGCGTCTACCCGAGCCTGCTTGTGTGCCAGATTCATGCGGTCTCCTGTAGCCATGTTCTCTCACAGGATATGACCACTGCCCGCTCTAGTGGCGGAGCGTCTAGGCCAACTATCCTAGTTCGTTGCCTGTGGTGGCCGCAACAGCCAATCCAAAGCCTGCTGCGACGGCTCGACCAATAGAATTTCCAGTCCTGACACGCTGTAAATCATCTGTCGGGATGTCAAATTCGAGCAAACTGCCCACCACCGGCTTGGACGTGAACAACATCGTACAACGGCAGTTTGCCGTTTCAGTGATCGGGGCCGTGGGAGCGCCGGGGTGCATCATCAAACTCCCACCGACAACAAAGAAATCGCGCACTGGACGCGCTTGTCCATCTACCTCCGTGTGTGAATGGCGCACCTTCTCATCCTGCATCGACAACCACACCTTGTAAGTGAGACCGGACTGGGTCGCTGCAATCAACTGGCCTTCATTCACAGCAAACGACACAGCAGTACGAGCCGTCAGCGGCGACCGAGACTTGACTGCCTTCGAGAACACATCCTCAATGTCGGCAGCGATGTCATCCACCGACGCACCCTTCGAGAGACCACCCGCTATGGCCTTCTCCAACTGGCGGCGCGTCGTCGCGTTGACTTCCTTGATGCGCTCCACGCCAGCGATAATCGCGGCGGCAACCAGCCCGTCTTCGGCGTCGAGTTCTTTCCCGACCATCAGGGCAACCTCATTACCGCCATCAACAACCGCGGCGGCGAGGAACGCCTGAGCATCAGCGGTCAACTGACCATCCCATGTCGGGGTGTCGAAAACCTCACCGACGACAACCGTGTGGCCCTTGTTGACCTTTTCACGGATCTTGCGGGACTTCCACTTCTCCAGCACGACGCGGCGTTGCCTCTGGAAGAACGCTGTCATTTGGATAGCGACGGATTTCTCCAACCGCTCCAACTGCTGGTCGCGGCGCAGACGGATTAGGCCCGCCTCTTTGCTATCGACCCACGTCTCCCCGAATGGGAACCCCCACTTCGTCTCCGACAAAGGGCGGGGGTCGTTCTCCTTTACCTCGTCGTCTGGCATTGCTGCTCTCACGGGCACCGGGCCGGGGAATCCCGACGGCACGACAGCGCCGACAGGGGTACCGATGGCGACCGGGCCTGAGTTGGCCGGGGCCACAGGGTCGGTGACCGGGGGACCCGGCTCAGGTGGTGCTGAACCGTTGCCGCCTGACGGCTCCACAACGAGGGGTCGCGACACCACAGGAGTCTTGCCTGTCGCACCAGCAAGCATCAGGTTGCCCTGCACCCACAGATGGTCTGCCCCGACAGGGTCACGGCCAGTCAATGCACGGTATTCGTCAATCGAGATACTGCCAGCCTTGAGTTCCTCAAGATGGAACGTCGCTCGTTCCCGTTCGTCCCGAGACAGAATCGCGACATCGGACACGTCGAACTTGACCGTCAGTTGCTCCGAACCGTCAAGGCGATCAAGAGACCGTTCAATCAGTATCAGGTGGGGAAGCATCGTCTCCCGCCAGAACACTTCGAGTTCCGTATCGGCGTTAGCGAAGGTGCGATCAGAAGCGTTGCCGATAACGGACTCAGGGACACCGAACGCCATCAGAATTTCCTGCTTGGCGAGATGCTTCGACTCCGAATATTGAGAGTCCCGGTTCGTGGTCGACGTATCGAAGTAGGCAGCGTGTTCGGCCTCCATGACCGTCAAGCGGCCAGCGCCACCAAGCGCTGAACCTGTGGAGCCGAGGAAACGGCGCCGCAATTCTTCAGCGGTATCGTCGTCCATGTCGCCCTTGACCATCAAGATGCCACCGGGGCGCCCGTCGTTGATCATAAAGTTTCGGTTGTAAACCCGAGAGAAGTAGTCGATTTCGGTAGCGAGACCACACGACTCCAAGGGTGATTGCCCGCGGTAAGGGTCAATCGGATGCGGGATGCGAATCCATTCGACGTTCTCCGCCGGGATAATCCGATCAGTCTGGCCGTAAGGCATCTCAACCTTGAATCCCGACACAAACTTTTTCGGATCAGGGATCGGGTAAGTGTTCTGGGGCGGCAAGAGATACAGGGCCGTTACCTCATCTAAACGGTTGCGAACCACCTCAATGAACGCTCCCCGCTTTGACAGCAGGATCTGCGACGACAACTGGAACCGGAAATTGTAAGCGTCGTGGTAATCATTCGCCTTCCGATTCAACAACGGCAACAGAGAGTGGCTCCCCTGTTCTTCCCCGTTCTCATCCTCGATGTACGCACGGAGACGAGCCGCATTCGACGCAATAGCGAAAACGCTCTTGAAGACCCAAGTCACACGGTCGTTGCCGTGGGTGACTGCGCGTTCAACGTCCCAGTCATCCTTGTACGCCTTGTTCTTTGATGCGCCGCCGTACTCGTTTATGTTGGCGCCGAAAAACTGCGCCTTCTCCCCATCGCGGTGCCAACCATCTTGCCCGTGTCCCGAGAAACGGAACTTGTCCAGAAATGCCATATCAGCCCTCGTAGCCCATTAGAAACGCCACCAAGATCAGCAACGCCGAAGCCACGAATAGGCCCGTTTCGGTGCCGACCATCATCCCACCAGCGATTCCCGCCGATGTCCCTGAAACCAGTGCCCCCGCTGCAAGCCGTGCCCGCGGATCAAGGGGCAACTGCCTGCCGAAAAGCACCACAAGGAGGGTGGGGATAGCCCAAATACAAAGAGCGGTCGAAGCAGACATGCTCTTAGCCTACGTTGCCTGACTGCCCTGACGTGGTAGGAGGCGACCACCTATTCGATGGCAGATACTCACGCTCGGAATCATATTCGTATTCAGCCTTCCCCGCCTCGATCTGGAAATAGGGGGCACGCCCCATATCGAGTTTCAGCCGGGGAGGTAGTGGCAACGCGAGCCACATAGTTGTGTCATCGCAGGGACCACCAAAGAAGCGCACCAGACGCGCTGTCTTTGTTCGATCGTCTTGCTTTTTTCGCCGTCGTGCCATGTATCTCCAGTGTAAGCGCACGGGACCCCCACAACGGGGGTCCCGGCGATAACTAGGCACCTCCTTTGATGGCGGATGTGACCTAGTTAGTTTGTCTCACCGAAACGGCTAGGCAGAGTAGGCCCTCAGAATCATCGGTGTGCCCTCACCCAGCCATGCGCCGAACGTATTAAAGGACAGATAGTCAACAGCGTCCTCATAGGACATGCCGTCGCCGCCGTACATCATGCGTTCGATCATCTTGTTCTCGTCGTAAACCAGCACAGGGGACATGTTGATGCGGGACCCGTAGCCGACGATGCAAGAGTCAAAAAAGTCCTGCGGGCCGGGACCGTCAAAGATGACGGCGTCGGGGTTGGCCTCCATGAGGTCGTCCCAGAATGGACCTTCCCTCATTCTGGTTTCCCGGCTTTGAGCCAATCCCAATAACAACTGTCGCAATACTTGGCGTGAGAGCCGCAACGGTTCATGCACTCTCGGGACAGCGGGTAACTCCGGCAGGCCGCGGTGACATGCCTACCTAGAATGCTCTTCTTCTTCGATACGGCTCTACTCATTTGGTACTCCGGTCGGGTCACTTGAGATCCAGTCCATGGTTTCGCCCATGTCGAGCATGGCGTCATTGCCCTCTTCGTCGCGGACAAATGAATGCCAAACGTCGTCTTCGCGGCGGATGATGGCAACCCAGTCTTCATGGGCCACCGACCAGCCCGACTGGCATTCGTCGGGCGGCCATGTCGCCACTTGGTAAAGGTCAGGTTTACGTTCTGCGTAGGCAAGAATCTGTGACAGTGGGACAGGGATGATCATCATTAGCGATACCTCCGGCTGGCTCGACGAACCGCTCGACACAGTTCGCAACGGCGAGCCACTTTAGTCTCACCGTCATAGACGTACTGGAACGCTTCGATTGTGTGCTGCCTGCGGCAATCCGCGCAGGTGTAGAGACCCTGATCGGCCAACTCTTCGAGGCGCTTGTCATCACGGACTCGTTCCGCTGTTCGCCGCTGCTTACCGGCGGCTTTCGTGTACCGGTTCTTGGGACCCTCGGAATTTCCGTTAGCCATGACTTAGCCACCGCTCCACGGTCTCTTGGCGCAGCCCAAGTTTCCAGCAAATCTGTTCGACACTGGTCCCGCCTTCGTGCATGTCGCGAACATGATCAGAGATCGTGAATCGTTTGGCGTCATCAACCACGGTCACGACGCCACCTTGGGCGGGTTCGGGACATGAACCCAGTCGCCATGAACACGGCTGGATACGCCTTCACCGATGTCGACCAAGACCGTGTCATCGGCGTAGATCTCGATGACCTCGCCGGGGAGACGGCTGGTGCCCTTGCGTTCCTTCGGCTGGCAGACGACCTGCTGGCCGACGCGGATGGTGCGCTTGCCTTCGCGGACAAGTTCGTCAACTGTGTCGGCCTCGTCGTTCGAGGCAGGACGTGCCGGGGCACGCGTGGCCGGAACCCGGCTGGCGATCTTCTTACCGAGGGCGCGTAGTTGCCCCGGGGTGGGGACGAACTCGCGGTCGACGAACTCGCCGCACTTGGGGCAGTAGCCGTCGTAATGGTCTTTGTCGAGAATGCGGGCGCCGATGATGAGGCCGCATTCGAAGCAGCGGTACATCTGGCGGGAACGAGTCTTGGTTTCTGTCATCGTGTCTTCCTGTCTTGGTGGTGTCCACTAAGTGTACACACTTACGCGACGTTTACCAACCTCTTCCCAAAATGGGCATAGGCTTTTTTATATGGACAGTCCATCGCACTGGGAAGACGGAGCAGCAATCGTCGGCGGCACATTCTTCGACCTCTGGGAAGACGAAGGCGCCCTCAACTTCCCAGACGAACACGCCGCCCTCGTATTCATCGAAGACCAGATGATCGACCTCCGAGCGATGTACTTCACACCCGGCCAACCAGCGCCGACCGTCCGCGAAGAACCGGGAGTGGCGCACCTGTTCGCAAACATCGGCGCTGCCGCGTTCGACTCCTACGTCCGAGTCGGACACGACCGGCCAACGACCGCGATGCACAACATCCTGATGACCATCGCCGGGAAGCAAGCCATGTACGGACACGGCAACATCGAAGCGTTCGGTCTCCCCGGCATCGTCATCCGATGCTGGGACAAGATCCAGCGCCTCCACAATCTCCGCGACCACGACGGCCCGGTCCTGTTCGAACCAGAGCGTGACTCATGGCTCGACTTGGTCGGCTACTCCGTAATCGCCCTGATGTGGGTGAACGACTGGTTCATGCTCGACCTAGGCAAAGAGGGCTAGAACGGAGCGTCGTCCAGTTGGGGAGCGTCCTTCTTCTTCGCCGGAGCGCTGCCAGCCTTACCACTCTGACGAGTGATGTCTGCGGTTGCCCACCGAAGAGACGGGGCAATGTCATCAGCGATGACGACAATCTTGCGGCGTGGTTCTTGGGTCTCTTTATCTTCCCAGCGTTGCTCTTCGAGCCTGCCGCTGACGATGACCCGATTGCCGCTGCTAAGTGACTCGGCGACGTTCTCGGCCATCGTCGACCACGCAGTGATGTCAAAATAGGAAGTCTCTTCGATCCACTCGTTGTCTTTCTGCCAGCGCCGATTCACGGCCACTCGAACGTCAGCGACAGCAGCGCCACCGTTCGTGTAGCGCAGTTTCGGATCGGCAGTCAGATTCCCGACGATCGTGATGTTGTTGTCTACGGCCATGTCTTTCTCCAGTCGGCCTAGTGGTTAATGGGTGGCTGGGGAGGCGAGGTTGAGTTGGGTATCGCTCGTTGTTGGCCTACACCAGCGACAGCAGTTTATCAGTAGGGACGAGCGTCCGCGACTGATAGGGGGTGTAATCCACCCACCCTGCTCTGACGAGGTGATCGATGTCAGAACGGATCGTGCCAAGTGACGCTATGCCCAACTCGGATTGGATTTCTCGCAGCGTCGGGCCGTAACGCTTCCGTCGCCAGAACACGGCGACAAACGCCGCCATGTCCTCCAGCCGCTTATCGCGTACTGGACTGTCGATGTCGAGTGAAGTCCACTCAACGTGATTGACCTGTGTGCCGGTGGTTGCCCCACCAAAATGATATTGGAATGTGTTGTTCATGTGTTCAGTCTAGAACGGTCGGGCGAGTTTGCGTCGCCTCTCAGCGCTAGAACCCCCCAACGGGGCTCCCAAAGCAGTGCGTCGCAGATGCGTATCGAAATGCCACACATCCAGCAGCGAACAGAACGTCTTGAAGAACAGGTCGTTAGGCGACTGCGTGACGTTCAACTCGACGAACGACCACTCATTGGGACGAAGCCACAACACGCCGAACCGGTCAATCTTGTCCATCGGTTCCGTGCTGCCATCCGGGTGGATGAACTCCTTCGCGTTCGCGTAGGCCGCCAATTGGATCGCTACCTCAGGGTGGACGCCCGACCGGGTGGTTTTGAAATCCACCAGCCATGTCTCATTGGCGCCGTCATCGCTAAGACCCCACCCGCCCTTGATCTTCAAGTGGGCGTCGAACGACCCGGCGTAACCGTTGCCGGACGGCGACTCGCCGTAGACGGTTTCTTCCAACCGCAGCCACTCCGGTTCGAACCGGTCGACAAACTCGTTGAAGCCGTCGATGAAGCCCTGTTCAGACTCGGGGATATCGACCTTGTTGCCGAGCGCCAACTGCTCTACATGGGAGTGGACGTTCGTGCCCGTGTCGGCTGCCTTATGTAAGTCGCGTTGCGGGGCACGCTTAAGCCAGTCGACCGCCCGGCCTTCGCCGTTTTCGGAGATGACACGGCCAAGGTCGACTTCGACGGCGCATTCGGCAACCTTCTTCGCGGCCCAATGCTGGAGCGCAGGCTTGGGAAGCATCCCGACAACTGAGGTGACGCCGGGATGTTCGCCGCCGTCCCACAGGTACAGGCGGGAGTCGTTTCGTTTAACGGTCGGGATCTTCGGCATGGTTATTCCTGTCCTTCCGCGAACATGTCGGGCAACTCGAATTCCTGCGTGGGTTCCCTGATGGATTCGAACTCGGTGAACGAATCGATCAGGTCGGTGATGTCCCGCTCTTCCATCCCCAAGCCACGAAGCGCGTTGAGAACTGCCTCTGAGGGGACGCCGTTGTAGGCCGGGTTCGGCATTTCGATTGCCATCATCCGATCCTGTTCGTCGATGATGGGACGAACGCCGCCCTCTAACTCTCCAATCCGGTCGGCCTTCATGGCAATCGCCATGACGTTTCGCCAGATGGGTTCGCCGGGGGCGCACACCCAGTCGGGCATGTAGAAGATGAGGTCTCCGTCGGTGAGGATCTCGGTCATGTCGTTATCGCTTTCTGTTAGGTGTTCTGATTGTACTTGGCGGGTGAGACAGTTGAGCCCCCCGAGGTCGACTTGGGTATCGATTCAGTGACAGAGGGGCTCAACAATCCCACTAGCGCTCATAGGTTGGGTACCGAGGCAGCATTGGCTAGTGAGATTACTGAACCCCCCGGCGGACGTTGTCTGGGTATCGCGCCGACAATGGCCGGAGAGGCTCAATAATCTCACCGGCGCGGCTGCCATGGGTTTCGGCCGATCGCTGGCTGGTGAGATTACTGAACCCCCCGGAAACGCTATGGGTGTCGACGCCAGTTAGGAGGGGCTCAACAATCCCACCAGCGAATTCCGTTTGGATATCGCGGCTGCCTTTGGCTAGTGAGATTACTGAACCCCCCAGTCGTAACAACGAGTGGATATCGATCCATCTTCGGACCGGGGGATTCCCCCCGCACCAGCGAAAGTCCTTTTGGGTATCGTGCCAAAGATGGCTGGTGGGGGGTAGTTGAACCCCCCCGACGGACACACCCTTACATGTATTCGGAAGGGGCTATGCCGAAGGGGTTCGGATCGGTTAGGCAGCGAGCAGGACCGTGTCAATCTCTGTGATCCCGTCTTCTGCAAGGTCGGCTTTCGCCGCAATCCAGAGATCCTTGAGGATTTCCTTGGAGACCTTGCGAAGCGTCGCGTTTTGCCTATGGATAGGGGTCCACTCGGGACGTGTCGTCTCGTAGCGGGCCTTCGTTTCGTCGAACACGTCGCGGTACGGGGAGCGTGCCTTGACGACGCCGTTCTTGTCGGGGTTGCCCGTCAAGAGGATGCAGTTTTTCGACATCAGGTAGACGATCGTCTTGGCGCGACGGCTGCCACACCGAAAAAGGTCTTCCTGTGTCATGTCGCTCCGGGGCTTGTCCGCAGCGTCGCCGTAGCCGCAGTACCGCCAGAGTTGACCCGGGGTCCGCAGGAACGGCTCATCTGCAACGAGGACGCGTTTCGGATCGGCGTCGGTGCCCTTGGCGTCGGGTCGTTCCTCCCAATGTGAGGGGAGAGCGATGACAGGGTGACCGATTTCGCCTAGGAGGCGGGCAGTCAACTTGTCGCCGATGCCGGGAGCGTCAAGGAACGCCTGCATGTGCGGGCCAACGATCTTCCGCATGGCGGAAGTGAGTTGCTTGATGTACTGCTCCTCAGTGGCGGCGAGTAGCGCACTCGCTGGCCCGGGGATGAACTCGCAGTCGTCGTCGTTGCCACGCAAGAAGGCGCCGGTGCGGTTTGAAGCACGGATACGCGTCTGCATGATGTCGTCAAGGTCGCGGGCCTCTAGGCGCAGCGTCCGGTATTGCTCGTTGATGGTGTCGATGTTCATGTGCTTACTCTGTCTTTCTGTTTTGGGTGTCGTTTATTGGAAAAACCCGGCGCAGGTCCCATGGGTATCGTAAAACCGGTGGCCGGGGTAGAACTCAGGGAGAGGGGCGGCCCTTGTTTGGGTGTCGAATGGGGTTTGGCCCCTCCCCCAAAAGGGGTTAGACCAGATCGTTGACGCAGGACGCCCCACTGACGAGGATCATGTTGATCCACTCTGCGTGGTCGTCGATGTGCTGCTGGTTTGCGTCGACATTCTTCTGGAACATGGCGATCATCTCCTGATGCTGTTCGACGTTCAGGTTCCCGATGCAGACGTAGCCGTAGCCTTCGAACTTGTACATCTTGGACAGAACCTTCCTGTCTAGGATGCCGGGAGACTGGACCTGCTCCGTCTCCCCTGTCGGCATGAACGTGGCGGGACCGTTGGATGTCGCGTCGTTGTCTGTGGGGACCTGCTCCAAGATCGGGTAGGTGGTGGGGCCACCGAATCCATCGACGCGCTCTGCGGCCGCGATGCGGATCTTGCGGGAGTAGACGGACTTGCGGTGGCTGATCCAGTTTGCGACAGCGGGGGTGAGGAATGTGACGAGTGCTTCTGCGTCGCCCTGCCTTACTCCTGCACGGATGAAGTCGGCGATGTAATCAACGATTTCCTCGTTGACCTC